GGACCAAAACCCAAACAACTTGTAGAAAGTACCGTGTTAGGTATAGCCATAGGCAGAGACAAAACTGTTGTACCTCCTGATCAAGTGTTGGAATTAGCCAGCATTGGTTGTGACGATAGAGAAATAAGCAAGTTCTTTGGAGTCAAAGAAGACACCCTTAGATACAATTTTGCGGACGAACTGACAAAAGGCAGAGCGATGACAAAAATCAGATTGCGTAGAGCAATGATGAAGAATGCCATTGACAATATGAGCAACAGCGTCCAGATATTCCTTGCTAAGAATTACCTTGGCATGACAGACAGCCCAATAGACAGCGAAGCAAATGCACCGCTACCTTGGGTTGATGGCGACTTAGAAGAGGCAGATGAAACTAGAGAACCGCATAACACTGATAGTGAAAATAGCACAACACCTGAATAATCAAATACAATTGGCAGGTGCAATAAAGCCCAACAACAAAGGCATATGGCAAGCTATATTGCACAACTTGACTAACGAGCAATGGCATGCTATACTAAGCACACTAGAAGAACTAATGAACAAGAATCCTACCATAGGAAACCTAGGACACTTGAACACAGTAGAAACAGGCTTGCGTACACTAAAGAAATATGAACTATACGACAGATGTTTGGATATGAAGAATCACACTGCAAACAACAAACCAATTGCTTGGAAATGTTTGATGACCATAAGAGAAGTTTACAATTCAGCCTGTGGTATAGATTTACCCAATGCAGATTCAAGCAGAACAACAAACACATTTAAGGAGATAATGGAATGACAGAACTAACAAAGAGCGTGAAAAGACTAATAGACTTGATCTATGTATATGCAGCCTTTTGGGGCTTTGCCAAGGCGATTGAATGGATTATGATGTTTGGCTCATAGCCACAATAGCGATCGTACATATAATTGTAGCGATAATTGTATATAGAGGTTGACATAACCCTTTGAATATGTTACATTAAATTAAAGCACGTGATTGCTAGTCACGTGCTTTGATTGTTAGTAAAATTGAAGAACACCCGTTGGCAATGCGTGATGCTGTCAGCGGGTGTTATCTTGACTAGGCTGAGTTCTCTATCCAATAATGTTGCGACAGTTTCGGGCTATATTTTTGTCCCATTTGTTTTTACTGCGAAACAAGATATTTAAGCGAAGCAAGTATTCCTCATAATTTGTTTCATAAAGTTTTTCCATTTGATCAAAGATCATTTGTTTGTAATCACCTTCTTTAATCATATCCATCACGCTGTCTCCTCTTTGATGTTTGAAGTAAAGCACCATACCAATGCAATTACCCAACCTAAAAACGTCCAACCTAAAAATAAGTTCAAGACAAAAATTGCAACTGTATTGTTGTGTCCTCTACCTAGTGCAACGAACCAAGGTAAAAAGTAAAAAATGGCTATAAAAAAGATATATCCTGCTAACAATTCCATCACGCTGCCTCCTTATACTGTAATAGTGTCAGTTACAACACAAACATCACCTTGCTTGGTAAACACTGCCTGTGCATTGGGCCAAGGCCAAACACCACCTTCAGCAAGCATATCAAAACTTATGCCTGCCTGTTCACCACCGTTGTTCACAAACCAATCACGGTCATAAACATCACCCTTTTGCGGGTAGGTAGGCTCTTGCCACAGGTTGCGTAGTTCTTGTTCTGCATGGTTAACATCTTCAGTTGGAAAGATAGCGGCACCAAAGTCTTCTTCATTGCGCCACATAACATAACCAAAGTTAGGACGCTCTTCAAAGTTTGAAAATTGCTTGCTTAATGTTTTTGCACACTGTTCAACAAATCTCTTTTGTGATAGTGCCAACTTGCTGGTGTTGAACAGTGGACGGTTGCCAGTGAACTTGGTAGTTGTAATCATAAACGGTTGCATTGTATAGTACCTTTCTGTTTGTGCCTATAGTACAGTTATAGCATTATAACCTACAGAAGTCAAGAAAATGTAATCTAATGAAATCAATGACTTAACAAAAAAGATTGAAAAATATTATATGTTCATAAATACTGTATGAAACTCAAATACTCAATAATAGGTAGACCATTAGGCTCACCAGGCACAGGCAAATGTAGCAATCCAGACAATTGGATCACAGGCCCTGACATTCAACGTAGAGAAAAATACTACGCATACAGCAAACACAAAAGCCAAGCAAACTACAGAAATGAATTGTATTTGCTAACTTGGGAAGACTGGGAACACATGTGGACAGATGCACTATGGGAAAAGCGTGGTAGAAAGATAACTGACCTATGCCTAACTAGACTAGACTTCTCAGGCGCATGGAGCACAGACAATGTGGTAATTTGTACTAGAGCACATCACTTTGAAATAAAGAAACAATTGAATGCCCAATGATTTGTACGAAGGCCAAACACCTTATGACCTCCTGCTACACTGTATAAACGCACTTGAACAACACGCTCAAGTGATGGAAAGAATAGTTCGTGCCACAGACAACAACGCACGAGAAATAACCAAGTGCCAGCGAGACATACAAAATCTCAATAGACGATTAACAAAGTTAGAAAGACAAATACATGAAATTGGCTAAGTGGCAAAGAGCAGTAGCAGAAGATGACTCACGCTTCAAGGTAGTCTCAGCAGGAAGACGCAGTGGCAAGACCACACTCAGCATAAGACAGATGTGCTTCTACGCTAGGCAACCCAACAAAGAAATATTCTACATAACCTCAAGCTATAGAAGTGCGAAACTTATTGTTTGGAAGCCACTGAAGAACATGCTGTTGGACCTACGCTGGGCAAGCAAGATAAACGAAAGCGAACTCAGCATACAATTGAAAAATGGCAGCACAATCTCACTCAAAGGATCAGAAGATCCAAGCAGACTACGTGGTGTAAGACTAGACTATGTAGTGATTGACGAAGCAGCCTATTGCAACCTAGGAGAACTGTGGGGCGAAGTAATTCGTCCAGCACTAGCAGACAAGCGTGGCGAAGCACTATTCATCAGCACACCAGCAGGCAAAGCAAATGAATTCTACGATATGTTTCAAGAAGGCAAAGGCACCAGCGGCTGGAATAGTTGGCAACTTACCACACTAGACGCAGGCTTTGTTGGTGCAGATGAAATAGAAGCAGCCAAAGCAGACATGACTGATAGACAGTTCAAGCAAGAGTTTGAAGCCAGCTTTGAAGACTTGGGCAGTAGAATAGCCTACGCATTTACTAGAGAACAAAATGTAAAGACTGCACCAGAGCCTGTGAACAATGAAATAATTGTAGGCATTGACTTCAACCTCAATCCTGTAACAGCAAGTGTAATGATTAGAACAGACCCTGAAACACTACACATCATAGACGAGATCCTAATCTACAGTTCAAACACAGATGAATTGGCACAGGAGATTCGCAGTAGATATCCTACACAGAAAATATTTGCTTTCCCAGACCCAAGCGGCAGCAGAAGTCAAACCTCCAGTAGTGGCAAATCAGATCACGCTATTCTAGCCAACGCTGGCTTTGTAGTAAAGGCACCACGCAAACATGATCCTGTGAAAGACAGAATAAATGCTACCAATGCTAGATTCCTAAGCGGCACTGGATTGCGTAGATTATTTGTAAGCCCCAACTGCAAGAAAACAATTGAAGCACTAGAGAAACATTCATACAAGCAAGGCACCAGCATACCAGACAAAGACTCAGGCTACGACCATATGTTTGATGCGCTTTCATACGCTGTCGCATATTTGTACCCATTAAGAAAAACACCACCACAAAACAACCTAAATCAAGCATGGCGACCAGGAATACGCTAATTCTAGCCCATTTATATACTATCGCCATAAATACAAGGTAATTACAAAATGCAAAGGATCCTCAAACCATGGATGCAATAGAAACTATTGAACAGTCCATTGACCGTGTGATGACTGGTAATCAATTATACCATGAATACTCGGATCAATGGCAATACCTACTAGAATCATATACGGGCGGATTTGAATACAAAAACGCTCAACACCTACTAAGATACAGTTTAGAAAACGCCGCTGAATACGGCACTAGACTCAGTCAAACTCCTTACGAAAATCATTGTGCAAGTGTTGTTGGAGTTTACAACAGCTTCATATTCAAAACACCTCCTTCAAGAGACTTGGGCAATCTACAGAACACACCATTTATTGAAGACTTGCTCAAGGACGCAGACCGCGACGGCAGAAGCTTCAACGCATTCATGAAAGATGTTGCAACCTATGCTAGTATCTTTGGACACAGTTGGGTAGTGGTAAGCAAACCTGATGTAGGTGCAATCACTATGGCAGATGAATATGCTATGGGCGTTCGTCCATATCTAAACATGCTATCGCCGCTGATGGTACTAGATTGGCGTTGGAAAAGAGACATCACAGGCAAGTACAGCCTAGTCTACTTCAAGTACATAGAAGAAGTAAACGGTGATGATCATGTAGTACGTGAATGGACCACAGAAGAAATCTGCACATACTACATCAACAAAAAAGCAAAGTCATATGACAAGATTGTAGAAGCGAATGGCTTGGGCAAGATACCTTGTACACCAGTTTACAACCAACGTAGTATAATCCGTGGCATTGGTAAATCAGACATTGTGGATATTGCTGATCAAGCAAAGTATATCTACAACATGCTGAGTGAACTAGAAGCAAGTATTAGACTAGATTCACACCCAAGCCTAGTAAAGACTGAAAACACTCTAGCAGGCACAGGCCCAGGATCAATCATTCAAGTAAGTGAAGACTTGGACCCAGGACTCAAGCCATATATTCTCAGTGCCACTGGTGCAAACGTAAACCAAATCCTAGATGCAATCAAGCATTCAATTGAAAGCATTGACAAGATGGCAAGCCTAGGCAGCATGAGAGCAACTGAAAGCACCAGCATGTCAGGTGTTGCAATGCAAACTGAATTTCAAATGCTAGGCAGCAAACTAAGTGAAAAAGCAGCCAGCCTAGAACTAGCAGAAGAAAACATTTGGAAGTTGGTGTGTGAATATTCAAACGTAGAATATGATTGCTTTATTGAATACGCAGACAGCTTCAACATTCGCGACAGAGATGGAGACTTGGAGTTCCTAATCAAAGCAAGAACAAGTGGTGTAACTGTTAATGGTTTCCAAAATGAAATCTCAAGACAGATTGTTGAATTGGTTGTAAAGGATGACCAAACTGCAATGGAGATTCAAGGCGAACTAGAAGAGTTTGAACCACATGTAATGATGGACCCAGATACACGTGAGCAAGTAATGGCAAACACTTACGAAGAACATTTGGCACTCAGTGAACAAGGATATGTTCACGTATGAGCACATCGCACAACGCACTAATAGATGAAGTTATCAGCACAGCACAGAACAACACTGCTGATAACTTATCTGCGTTGGAAGAACGCATAGTAGAAATACTAGCCAGCACTCCTGAAGGTACAAATCCAAGACCACAAATTGTACAGGCATATGAACAGTATGCAGAATTGAGCGCACAAGAACTCAACACTGTAACAGACCTAAGTGCAAACACAGTGGCAGAACAAACTGCCGCAGGCATAGGCGCAGGCACTTCACCAGAAGATGAAGACGCAGAAAGAATAATGTTGGAAGACTCAAAAGGCACAGTTAGACAAAGCATCCTACAACACGCTGAAATAGTAGCAGGTGTAGTGGCAGTCGCAGCCGTCACAGGAGAAGCACCTACACTTACCAATCAAAGAGTAAGAGGCGCTATCTCAGGAGTAATGATGAGAACCAGCAACAGAGACACCTCTAAACTACAAACACAACTAAGAAGATTGCGCAGTAATCCCAATGCTGATACAGTAGAAATCCGTGGATTAACACAAAAAATAAGAGCGAATTTACCCAACGTGGAAACTAGGGGTGCATTATTAGACACAGTAAACAACACAGTTGAAAAAGTTACAATGAACTTCAACAACACATTTACCAAAAGCAGAGCAGAGCGTGAGGGCGTTACCAAATATGTCTATGATGGCACAACAGATGGTCGTAGCAGACCCTGGTGTGCTCAGTTGGCAGGCTCAGAACTAACCAAAGAAGAAATAGAAGAACTTTGGGAAGAAGATTGGAGTGGTAAAGAAGAAGGCGATCCATTTGTAGTAGCAGGTGGATACAACTGCCGTCATTACTTTGAGGCACTAGAATAAGGGAGGGCACCATTATGGCTTACAAGAAAAAAGGTAAGAAGAAAAAAGGCTACTAAAAGGCAATTTCTAAGTCATATTTTTCAATATGGCTAAATAAAAGCACAACACTCATTTAAGGAGGATACGTTACGTGACGGATTTAACCACGGATACAGCGGCAACTGAGGCTGCTACAGAAAACACTCAGGAACAAGTGGCAAAGACATACACTGAAGAAGAATTTAACTCGCATATGTCAGGACTTAAAAAGTCTTTGACTGCAAAGTTTGAAAAGCAATTTGCTGATCTAGGCGACCTTAATGAACTAAAATCATTGAAGGCAAACGCAGAGAAACAAGCACAAGAAGAAGCTATCAAGCGTGGAGAGTTTGAAACTATTCTACAGAATATGGCAGCCAAACATGATGCAACAATACAAGAGAAAAACAAAGTCATTGAGGAATATACAGTAAACACTCCTCTACTGAACGCAGCCGCAACTAACAAAGCGGCGAACCCCAATCCAGTGGTTCAACTCATTCGTATACACGTTAGAATCGGAGAGACAAGAA